GTAAGCAGAAACCATCGTGTCAGCGCCATCTAGCCCCAGCAAGGAGGCGTAATGCACGAGCAAGCGCGGTTCTTGGGAAGAGAAGTCATTGGATGCCCAGAGTTGCCCTTCCTCTGGTAAGAATAGGCCGCGGACCATGGGGCCGATGATTTCATGCCGCGCAGGTACTTGCTGGAGGTTAGGGTTGGCCATGGACAAACGTCCGGATACGGTCCCCCCATCATCTGAGCGCAGTTGGTTGATGTGCGGGTGGATGCGGCCGTCCTTTGCGGAGAAGTCCAGATAGGGGGCGAGGAAGGTACTGTGCGTCTTGTTCGTTTCCCGCGCCTCTACGATCATTTTCCCGATGGGGTGAGGGCATTCCTCTAAGAATACTTTGTTAAAGCTTGGTAAGCCGGTATCGGAGCGCGGATAGGGTAAGGACAGCGCATCAAAAGCCTTGGCAATGGAGGCAGCGGCCCAGATATCCACAGGGGTGCCGGATAGCTTACGCAGGTCCGTGAGCAGCGTTTTCTCTTGCTTGATGAGTTGCTCAATGAGCCGCGAACACTTCTCCCTGTCGAAGCGGACACCTCGCTCGGTAATGCCGAAGAGGACGGGGAAGAGCCGCGTTTCGAGGTCGAAGATAGATTCGACGTTATCAATACGCATTTTGACTTTAAAGTCCTGCCAAAGCTTTAGGGTAAGGGCGGCATCTTGCTCTGCGTAGTTACCCACGTACATAGCGGGCAGCTTCCAGAGTTCTTTCTTAGGATGGATACCAAACTCTGCGGCGGCTTGCTTCAATCCTGCTTCGCTCTTTGTTTCCTTTAGGTAGTCGTAGCCTAGGGCGTTTAGAGAGAAGGAGAATCTGTTTTCGTCGAGGAGCGGGGCGGCGAGCATTGTGTCGCAGATGCGGCCATTGACTTTAAAGCCGCTCGCTTTGAGCCAGCCGAGGTCGTAGGCGGCGTTGTGCATGATTTTATCGGCAGGTCCTCCAACAACATCTGCAATCCAGCGATTGACCAACCGCTTATCCAGATTACCACCACCAGCGTGAGCGATAGGAAAATATCCACTCCAACCTTCGACAGCAATAGCGTACCCAACAACATAACCGTCCCCGCGAGGCCAGCCGGGGCCCATTGTCTCCATATGTGGGTCACAGGTTTCGAGGTCAATTGCAATCTCCTTTGCGTTAGATAAATTAGGGAATACATCAGGGGCCACCCAATCGGATTGGATGGGGAACAGCGGTAAACTTTTCACAAGCGGAATCCTTTATCTTGGTGTTTTGGTAGCACTAAGTGCAATGTCTTCTTTGTCCGCGTAACGCCAACGTAGAACAGTCGGTTGACGTTGTCTGAGTTGATGCTGTAATCCTTCATGGTCTTGGGGGACAGGTCCATCAGCACCACTACATTGTCTGCCTCCCCGCCTTTTGCGCCGTGGATCGTGGAGAGCTTGATGCGGTCAGTGTTGGAGAATTTAAAGCCACGACGCAGCACCGCGCGTAGGTATTCCCGCTTGTCTTCTGGTATGCGTAGCAATGCTTCGTGCCATACCGCGTCGGTGAGGAGGCCGTAGTGCTTCTGTAGGGTGGGAATATCGTACTCCAGCACATCCACGCTGCCTTTGAAGTTCTTGTAGCCGCGGGCCGCGAATGGTGCGCCGAGATACTTGTAGATGTTCTGTACATCCATGAGCCCCAAGGCAAGCCCCTTGCGTAGGCGCTCCCAATCCACAACGGCTTTTAGGAGTTGGGGAGGCAGGCTGGGGACGCTGTTACGTTCAAAGAGAATCCCGTGCCCTCTGAGCCATTCATGTATTGGATTGAGCATGTAATTAGTACTGGCAAGGATGAGCCATTGGCCATCGTCAACTGGCACATCTTCGAAACGGTAGTACTGTCGGATGGAGCCAATATAGTCTCTTGGCTTCCAGTCTTTAATTTGCCTATCGCGTATCCGTTGCACAATGTTAGTAGCAAGTTTGTGGACGGTGGAGGGGATGCGGTAGGACTGCTGGAGGACATGGATGTCACCTTCAAAGGCTAAGAAAGATTTTACGTCTGCCCCTGCCCAAGTGAACACCGCTTGGTCATCATCCCCTGCAATGTAGACGCGCTCGGACCGCGCGACGAGAGCAAAGACAAGTTGCCACTGTAGGCGAGACAAGTCCTGTGCCTCGTCGATGATCAGTGCTTGTAGCTTGGGTAGTCGATGGGGATCCAGAACAACGAGCTCGAGCAGGTCGGTGAAGTCCAAGAGGTTGCGGGAGGCTTTGTAGTGTCGATAGCTCCGCTCGACAAACTCGAAGTGGTGCCATTCGATATCGAGGGAGGAGGCATTGTAATGTGCTCGTAGGTCCACGCCTCGTATTCTGGCAAGGTTAATCTCATTAAGGATTGGATTGTCCGCTTTCGCATAGCCGTCGTCATCATCCCTGTTTACATCTAATTGGATGCCGGATTGCTTGGCAAACTCAATGTAATGAGCGGGCTGCATCATATCGTCGGCGCGCGTAGAGAGGCAATGAAAGGCCAAGCTATGCAGCGTGCGGAAGTAAGGAAAGTCGGTGCGTGCATTGAGGTCAGGGAACTTTAGGATCGCCCGATCTCTTGCCTCGTTGGCCGCCTTACGGGTAAAGGAAAAGTAACCAATGCCCGCAGCAGAGATACCGTTCTCTAATTCCTGCTCTACGACATTGAGCAAGTAGGTGGTTTTGCCGGACCCCGGAGGACCGAAGACCTTTCTAATGGCTGTCATAGCCCCAATCCTTTACGTACTTCGTCATAAATCTGACGAGCATGGTCCTCGGTTGTCGGGGGCAGGCCATTTATAAATGCAGAGTAATTCCCCGTCTCTGCATACTCACGCATACGCGTAGCCGACATTCCCTCCACGCCATCCCCTTCGCGCCTATCTCCCGCTGAGACAACGGCAATCTTCTTGAAGTTGAATGGGCCAAGAGGTCCGTTGTATTGGTCCATCATCTCTTCATAGCTCTCTGCCCTATCAGACCCAGCAACCAATACCAAATACTCTGCACCTTCTCTGTAAACGGAAGTGGCATGGGATAAGAAGCCCGGAAAGTCTTTGCCAGCTATCCTGAAGTTAGTGTCAGGAAACAAGCGCTGGGCATGCGCTAATCTGGACTCAGGGGAGAGTGGGTTGCGCGTACTATCATGGCTGTTGCTAAGGAATATGATGTGCTTTGAGGAGCAGATGTCTGCCATCCGTTTGACCTTCTCCACTAGCCGTTGATGGCCAATGGTAGGAGGATTCATCCGCGCTACTGCCATGACGATAGGTTTCAGGTAGGCGTTCTCCGCCATAGCATCTTTGGCCTTCTGGCGCAGGAAGTTTTGTAAACTAAACTCAGCACGATTGACAAGTTTTGTAGGCTTATTGTGAAGAACAGCAATAAAGCCTTCGCCTTTTGTAGCTACACCATCAATAGATGTATCAAATCTACGGGTGAAGGATAGGGCATGATTCAAGGCATCCTTGGCCTTCTGCAAGTACTCATGGATATGGAACATCTGATCTAGGTCAGAGAAGTCATCCGCGGACGGCGAAGCGCGTTCCTTTATCTTCCTATTAATATACTTTTTTATCTCTGCGGCCTTCGGGTAAGAAACGGGGATTTTGTGCGCTAAATCTGCTGCGCGGTCCATGTGCCACTTAAAGGCATCCTGCGCTTCTAGCGGATAGTAAATCTTAGCTAGGTCTACCTTAACGCTGATGACGCAGACATCTGGATGCGACCTGAGGGTAGGGAAGGTGTCCGCGTAGCGCGGTCCGAGATCGTGTTCTGTGTGTACGGCAATACTGATCTGCGAAGCAAGCAGGCGCTTACCTTCTTCAGAGCGCGAAGAGATGGAGTAGGTAATGGTGTTGGCATTGAAGCGAACCTGATCCTCAGTCTCTTCAATATTCATCCCCGCTACATGCATCAAGTCACCTTGAAACACGCCTCGTTCTGGGGTGATCTTGGGTAGATGCTCGAGCGCCTTGCTTAGCTTGGCCACAAGCTCTTCTGAATAGCCGTGATTACGCACGATATCTTCGTGCGTGTAGTTGATTTTCGGTGCTTTGTTGAAGAAGGATTTTGTAGCTACAAAGAACTTCCCTGTCTCAGGGTAGATACCAAAGACAATACTGGGACTGCCGTCATACTTCTCCGTGAGAACAGCGTCAGGTGTTCCCGTCATGGTGGCATGTACTGCTCTCAGTACAGCGACAGCATGCGTATAGCCCTCAAGCCCCGCGTCGATGAGGTAGTCTTCCACATGCTCGAAATGCGTCAAGCGTGAGGCCATAGGGGCCTTCTTGATTACAGGCTTGACAACCGGAAGCTTCTTGAGCACCATCTTCTTCGGGGCAGTCCGTTTGCCAATGCCTGCTATCTGCTTGAGGGAAGGTATCTTCCTCGGTGCAGCGGGTCGTCTAATCCCCGATTTCATACTGATCCTCTGGCCAAACAAAGATAGGTGTCTCGGGCCCGAGGTAAACCCCTTCCAGATTAAATTCAATAAACTCGCGAGCCTCTTCTGTGCTCAGGCCATCCTGCGACATCAGAATATCCCGTATGTCTTCTGCATCGTAGACAAGAACCTGCACCTGCGTGCCGTCTTGCCAAACAAAAGCAGAACCGATAATTGCTTCGTCGTAGCCGTTAGCTCTTAACATCAGAATGGACTCCCTTGTTGGCGCACCGTCTCGGTAGCGAATGGTGCATCTTGGTTAGCGAATGGCGGAATACGCCAGCATCGAATGGTACGGCCCTTCAAAAATAAAGAGATAGGTTCGCCGCCCATGTCACGTAGACGCTGTGCCATTTTTGGTGCGGTAAGACCTATAAAATTATTGCGCTTCAAGTGCGACTCGAGGTCCTTGATTCGGAAATAGCATTTCCCATCCTCTGTATCAAACCAAGGGCGGCCCATGAGTATTTCATCGCGGTCCATGGCTTGCTGCATGTGGGCAGTGAACTCTTCCAGCAAGTCCATAAATTTCCCCGTAACCGAGGTATCCTCGCTCGCCTCAGATATCTGCTCCGTCTCCACCATCTCTTTAAGCAAACCATTGAGCAACTGCTCCCAATCCATCTTCTTCAGAGTAGGAGGCAGCGTATTTAGTCGCTCTAAACAAGCCTTCTGAAAAGCAGCTTGATTGAACAAACTATCTGTCTCTAACTCCACTCTACGCCCGTTAACATCGAGGAACCACAGAGGGGGTTCACTAGCGTATTTAGACAGCGAAGAGAGTGTAGGACTATCTGGACCGTTACCACCAATGCCATGCTTTCTTGTGCGGCATAGGCCGGAGTTGCAGAATGAATTGAGCGGCGCATCCTTACACTTGTAACGATATTCTTTCTTGTTCAATTGCTTGATAACGAGCTGCACTTCGTTGTTCGGAAGAGGAGGCGAAAAGTATTTGAGATTGTGCTCGACTACTTTGTCTTCCCAAGCCGATGGAGCAACTTTTTTAAGGTAGATACCAACATTAAAAATCCCATTGTTCCGCGTACCTTCAGGAAAACCTTGCGTACAGAGAGCCTGTAGACACGGAGGCCCATCCTTGACAGGCGCTTCCGCGACTTTTGGTGGTTCGGGGACCGCGACGGGTCCGTCCTGAACCTTCGCTTCGTAGAGCGCGAAAAACTCTTCAAGCGTGGCGGCAGAACCGTCACTGTTAAATGCATAGCGCGTGCCATTGTCTCCGCCAAAGTAGGGAAGATTGAGAAAGTTACCCGTGTCCCCGCGGTCTACCAATATCTCAGATTGCTTAGGGAATATTTCACGGCCAGCCTCGCCTAATAATGCAGCGCAGGCTTTTAAGTATTCGATCATGCTACGTGCTGCGATGGGTTCACGCGTAAATAAAAAGCAGTGAGCGCCACCGGACTTGCTACGACAAACGACTAGCGGAAGACCCAAGCCATCAATCTTCTCCACAAGGCCTCGATGATCAATAGGGTACTGATCGATATCAATGCAACCCCATATACAAGTGTTATCAGCGCGGATAGGAATAATACCCAAACTAGGTTCAACACCAGATAGATGCCGCTCCCAAAGGTCGTCGGTAGGAGGCTTTCTAACCACGGTCGCTTGTCCGCTTTGTTTTCCATCGCCACGCGCTCCTTTAATTACGTAGGTCCCATAGGCAATATCCAACCCACTAAATATCGCTTTTAATTTTGTTATATCGATCATGCTCTATCTCAGAAGGTGGGGTACTCGCTGCACCTATAGGGTCACCGTAGTTAAACCCCGTGAGCATCCGCTTTCCCCCGTGAACTTAAAACGGCACGTCGGGCGAGCCTTCCATCAACTCATCACTAGCATGTTTGACTTTGACATCACCGGACCCAATACTTTGCGCAAATGACTTTGCAGAAAGATAAAGCGACGAGTCTTCGATAGGCCCAATACGCTCAACTTCCCAACCAAACCACTTACCCTTGTCATTGGATTCAGCTTGTGTAGAGAGACGATACAACTGAGAGAACATAGGTGGCGTGTATGGTCCGTTCTTGCCCATCATCTTGGCAGACATCATCATACTGTTCCACTTGCGGGACTTCTTCAACTGCGTAGACTTCATTGTGATCAGCGCTGGTTCACCAAAGCCGC